GTCTTCAAAATAACGGGCGTGTGATGCTTGATGAATTTTTAGTTCGCCTACTTCAACCATCCCTTCTTCAGGCATGTACGTGAATTCACGTATTAATGGCGGGTTGGTAGCGAAATAATAAAATGGGACACAAAATGGGACACATTTCGTTCATATATTCGTAATTTTATCGAGTTGTTCTGATACGGACTTTTGCATGTCAGGCAAGACGTGGCTATACGTATTTAATGTCGTTTCGATATCCGAATGACCTAACCGATCTGCAATTAATTTAACGTTAACATTTTGCTGAATCAACATAGTCGCATGCGTATGACGTAGGTCATGGAATCGTATCTTAGGCAATCTGAGTTTCTCCGTTAAGTTATAGAATTCCTTGCGTAAATTACGGGGAATCATCGGTTTTCCTGTACGAGTACATACTATAAGGTCGTTATCTTCGTATTTTTCACCGTGATATAAACGTTCTTCTAGTACCGTTTTGCGATGCACTTTTAATTCACTGACTAGTTTGTCCGGAATGTGGATAGATCGTACACTAGATGCGTTTTTTGCACCAGCTTTGATTTCCGCTGTTTGAGTAAGTGTTTGTCGGATATAAATTACATTATTATCAAAGTCAACGTCCCTCCAACGCAACCCCATAATTTCGCCTTGACGCATACCCGTTAATAATGAAATTACACAAGCAACGTAGATACGGGTTAATCGATGTACCTTTTTCGATTCTCTTATGAAGTAATTAACTTGATCTAATGTCCAAACACTCATCTCTTTACGTTGTTTTTTCGGTAAGGTGGTACCTGTTGCTGGATTGTCTTTAATAAGCTTCATTACTTTAGCTTTCTTAAGAGATGCGTTGACTATTCGGAAAATTAGGTGGATAGTATGTGCTGAGTAATCCGTTTCATTTGCTAGGTTATTTATGAATTTTTGGATATGAACAGGTTCAATTTTCTTTAATTTAAAATGGCCGAGTTTCGGTTTTATTATATTTTTGCAGAAGATTGAATGTGTTTCATATGTAGACTTCTGAAGAGAAATACGCCTCTCTTCGAACCATTCGTCAAGATACTTAGAATAAGTCATTTGAGACAAATCAAGGGATTCATCGTTTAGAACATCGGCGTGAAACTTAATTAGTGCTTCTTTAGCCTCTTTCTCCGACTTAAACCCACGCCGTTTTACCTGTCTTCTTTTTCCTGTAAAAGGATCTTTTCCTAAATCGAAGGAAAAGTACCAATGCCCTCTTTGTTTATCTTTTAACACACTACCTTTCATAATTAAAACCTCCATTGAGACTTAACTATTAAAAATAGTTTCCATAACCTGTATTTTAAACCGCGGGACACAATTTGTATAGGGGTATAAAAAGTAGAAAATCGTAAATTAATTATATTTTTTTCGAAAAAGTGCGCGAGGTTACAAAGTGCCGCGTCATAGTAAATATAAGGAGTTCAAGATTCAATGAATGGAGGAGAAAAGTTGAAAGTTGGAGTTCTTGATTTACGTCAAAATAAATTCGTAATGGTAACAAAAGCAGTAATCGATGATACGCGATTTATTACAAAGCCAGTAGATAAGTTAATATACGCTGTACTTTGCTCTTATGCGAATAATGATACGAGAGAATCCTATCCAAGCGTTTCAGCTATATCGCAAAGGGCTAGATGTTCAGAACGCACAGTGCGTAGATCATTGCGAACGTTAAAAGAGTTAGGACTTATTGACGTTAAAGCCAGATTCGATGATTATGGGCAGTCCACTAATCTTTATGTATTATTGGAGCTTCCTGATTATTTTAATGAGGGGTTGACAAAAAAGGAAGAGAGTCCTTGCTGATTTTGTCATGGAGTCCCTGTCGCCAAGTGCAGACGAACTATACTTATATTAACTAGACTTATAAGAACTATACTAAAGATTAAAAACCAAAACCTTGAAGTCTATTTCTAACGAAATACCCTTCCATCATTAATATATTCTGCGGTAATTACTTATATAAAAGAATGTCGCTAATAGATAATGAGATACAACGAGCGTAAGCGAAGTTGTCAGGTTTTAAATAATTATCGAAAGGAACGATTTATATGAATAAAAAGATTCTTATTAAACGATTAGAAAACATCTTGTTTCACATAAATACAAACGGAAAAATAATCGGAGGTTATCGCACATTAGAAGACGTTAAATATAGCCTAGAAAACTTAGTAAATGAATTGAAGGAAAGTTAAGAGGAGGTGTTTACGGTGAGAGACGTAACAAAGCGGCTGCAACGTATTCTATCGGAACTAGAATCGTTAGAGTCCGACATGCAACAAACGAATACACGTAAGTCACAAACGGATTTAGCGCAGCAAGATATCTTGCATATTATCGAAATAGAATCGTTTACTACAGCGCGTGGCAATCACTTGCTGAAAGAACTGAAACGTATTCGTAAAGAACGACGTAAGGCAAAGGACGATCAAGCGATATTGCAGTCGGTTATGCATACGCTAAAAGGCGTTAAGCAAAAAGTCGAGTGTAGTATCGGGAGTGTAACCGGAGTAATTGAACGTCAACAAGAACGCAAGGTCACGAAAGGTTATTGACGTAAATTTTACGGTCAAATACGTAGACAAAATTCTAGAAATCTACGAATAGGTTAACTGAGCAGTACAAATGGAGGGGCAATGCAGTTACACGATTTATTACTGAAAGAAATCTACATCGAGGCGCTAATCCGTCGCAACGTATTCAAAACGGAAGACGGGCGCGACTTATGGCAGGCATCTAACGAAGAATTACATGCGCAATTATTTGACGAGGATGGGACGTAATGAGAGAAATTAAGTTTAGAGTGTGGTCTAAACACACTAAGAAGATGTTTTATGAAGGGTTTTACATTTCGCAAAATGGTGATTTATTTCAAAATGATTCCTTAGATTACAAAAATAAAGACTCGTTTGAAGTTATGCAATATACAGGTTTAAAAGACAAGAACGGTAAGGAGATTTATGAAGGGGATATTCTTGAGTGCACATCTGAACTATTAACGAATTACGGTACAACTAGAACTGGTAGATTTGAAACGACATATAAACAAGTGATTTGGTTAACCGATTCATGGGGGTATAGAGTTCTAAAAAGTAAACATATTGTTGAAGGTGCTGAAAGGAAAGGTTTAGAAGTAGCGATAAAGTTTGGTGTTGTTTGTGGAAACATCTACGAAAATCCCGAACTATTAAACGGAGTAGGTGACGCTGAATGACTCGCATATCAACGAAAGATTTCCGCAACCTACCAATCGAAAAGTGGAACGTAACAACATTCCGTGAGTACCTAAAGTACGAGCATGAGGAACGTTATAAAATTCCGTATGTCACTCGCAGCTATGCGATGGAAGGTCGTATGTTGAAGACGTTCATCGCCGAATATAAACCGGAAGCAACAAAACTATTCATCGACGCATGTTTCGCCGACTATAAGTCGACACGGGAGTATCCCGGATTGAACTTTGCGTTTATGTATTCGTATATGCGATCTAGGTTGTTGCCGAGAGTTCTTGAAGAAATTCGTAAAAAAGAGGCTCGTTTTTCGCGAAATCAGACACATATTAAAGTGAGTACTCAAGAAATTATCGATTATTTATAACCTGATAAATTATTTTTTTCGAGAATGTGCAAGTGAAACGTGAAAAATGCGAGATATGTATTAGTAGGAATGGAGGGATACAAATGGCAAGACCTAAATTAACGTTTGAACAAGTGAAAGTGAAGTTTGAAGAACGTGGTTATGAGTTGTTGGAAACTGAATACGTAATAGGTACAGCAAAGATGCGGTATAAATGCCCGCATCATCCGGATAAAGAGTTATCGATTAGTTATGCAGAGTTACGTAACGGCAGTGGTTGTCGATATTGTGGGATTTTAAAACGTAGACATTCTTTTGAACTCGTAAAAGAAACGTTTGAAAAACGCGGTTACAAGTTACTAGAAAAGAATTACGTAAACGATAGAACGAAAATGCAATATAAATGTCCGCACCATCCAAACGAAGTATTTACGATACTATTTTCACATTTACGAAGAGGGCACGGGTGTCCAAAATGTGGGCAAGCACGAAGTGGACAAGTCCGGTCAGAAGCGCATTTTAAAGAGCAAGCATCGAATGGTCCGTCAATCTATACGAAAGAGCAACATCAAAAAGCACGTCAAGAAACTTCGAGATTGCTAGATACGTATTGTTACGATTGCCCAAATAAGGATTTACCGTATATCGGAGCGATTGAAGAACACTGTTATAAAAACTGTCCGCATGTAATTGGGTTAGATATACGAAGATGTGGCGCAATATTAGCCGGTGAGGATGCAGACGCGGTGATTGAGTACTATAAGTTGAAGTTTGAAAAAGAACGTATCGACCGTAAAGAGGTGACGATTTAATGCAATGCATTCTATCCGATCATTGTTCATTATACAAAAGCGAAGCATGTAACCGACAATGCACCTCGTACATCGCACTACATGGGCACAACGGTAATGGAGGACGTATGGCAGCGACCAACTTACCGAAAGAATATCGACATTTAACGTTACAGAATTCGCCTGTAAAAGATACACAACCGAAAGTCTATAAATCTATTGAAGCATATGTGTCGACTTTCTCACGGCAATTTGAGGCGGATCAGGCGACGAACCCGAAGGATAAAATTAAATCGATGTATTTGTTTTCCGAAGAAACTGGCACAGGGAAAACGACAACAGCAGCCGTAATTTTAAACGAGTGGGTCATACGACATTACATCGGTAGTTTGCAACGAAATAGGCAATCGTTGCAGGTACCAGGTTATTTCTTAGATGTGAACGAATGGCAAACGTTATTTAACGAATTTAATCGATCAAACATACCGCGTGAAACCGCCGAGAAATCAGCAAAAGAATACTACCGTCGAGGCAGTCATGCGAAGATGGCACCTTTCGCAGTGCTAGACGATATTGGAGTGCGTAGTGCAACCGAGGCATTTCGAGGGGATTTACATGCGGTGATCAACCATCGGGTAACAAACGGATTACCGACGGTATACACTTCGAACATTCCTATCGATGAGTTGGAAAGCGTGTTTGATCGTAGGCTTTACGATAGAGTACGAGATTTGTGCGTGGTGTTGCCGTTCGAGGGCGATTCGAAAAGGGGGATGCGTAGATGAAGAAGTATATTATCGCAGTATTTATATCTCTACCGACATGGTTTTGGCTTACGTATTTTTGCGGATTAAGTGAGATAGAAACGTTGGCTACTGCTTTTATTCTCGGAGTGACTTTCGGAATTTATGAAGCGATATTAGAAGAAACGGATAAGTAAGACAAAATTTGAATTTTGTAGAAAAAGGAGAATGGATATGGACAAAAAAATCACTTTTAAAGCTAAGAAGGATATCTATTGGGAGGACTGGGGGCATTTAAGATTGGTTTTTTCAAGAGGGAATGTGTATCCAGGTATTCTTCATAAAGATGGAAGTGTTACAGCAGAGACGCCTTATTATGAAGGGATTTCTGATTACGTAGATATAGATTCTATAGAAATAATTTGAACCAAAGCGTTATTTGGTCGGAAAGTGAGTGATATAAATGAAAGATAAATTAGAAGGTGTTATGCGCTGTTCTCGGTATGAACACGAGCAACTCAAAAGAAAAGTCAAAAAGTTAAAAGAAGAAAAGGATGAACTTTTAGAGCAATTGGCATCGTGTAGAGAGTATTTGCTTCCATTAATGGAAAATCACAATGATTATGAAGAATTGCTTGCTTTGACTGTATCTGATCCATTGCAGATATCATACTTATGCAAACGAATAGCAGAAGAGGCAAGTATGATGCTGAAGAAAGATGTGGAAAAGGTTTATGTAATGTTCCATGAAGGTCATCGTGGCAAAAGTAATATCGCTGTTACAGAGGATAGAGAAGTTGCACGTAAATGTATACAGGGATTTCACAGTAATGGAATTTTAGCAAGTTGGGATGAATTAGAGGTTTGGGACGGTAATCATTTAGAGCAACAAGAAAACCTTACAAAATAGTTATTTTATGGAGTGGTGTAGATGGACGAACATATAGCTATAAAAGAGTGGCACAGGATTTATCGTCTGTTTATTATTAGTCAGCTTTACACAACCCTTGACGATCAATCTTTCTTGTTGGGGGTTGCTGATGAATTTTATGAATTCTATAAAAAGATAGAATCTGGAGAAATAAAAATTGATGAATATGGTCAGTTAATTGAATAGAAAGGAAGAACAAAAGATGAAAGTATTTTGTATCAAAGATGTGGTTATGAATACGAACGGAAAATACGGTAAGTATTCCGGTAAGAGAGTTTTTACAAAAGGAAAATTGTATAAAGCAAGGCATCACACAACGACCTTAGAAGATCCGTGGACACCAGTTAAAGTATTACGAGCTAATAATGATTTAAATGATCTTCATATTATCAAACACTGTTATGAAGGAGCAGACCATACATTCTTTGAAAATCATTTTTTAGAAGTTAAAAACTAAACAAAATTCTTATTTTGGAGGGAAATAGATATGATGAAAGTTTTTAAAATGAATGATTGCGATTGGGTTTGCGCTGAAACGGAAGAGCAAGCTAAAGAGTATTACAAGAAAGAATGTGGTTTTGATGATGACGAAGTTAATGAGTATTTCGAAGGGGAGGTAAGTTTAAATACCATGATGCATGTAGATGCAGATGACTTGCCAGAAGAAGAACTTACTAAATGTCAGCAGATGACTAAGTACGGTGATACATTGTTGGTCTTAAAACCGTTCAAATGGGTAATTGAACACGAGAATATTACAAGTCCTTGTGTTATAGCTTCAACAGAATACTAAACAAAATCTTTATTTGAAAAGGAGACGGGAGTCATGAGAGAACGTGAAAATTGGGATGTATTATGTGAGGTTTGCGATAAAACGATTGAACGTGGAGTAGCAACAGAATCTGGCGATAATTACTGTGACACTTGCTATGACAAGTTGGCGTATGGAAACAAAGATAAATAATCTAATAAAATCGTTATTTGAGAGAAAGGAAGAATGAAGAATGAACAAATATACAGCAGTAACATTTGTTAATTTAGGTGTTTTAACGTTAGCTGGATTTATTTTTTACTTAACAAATAGTTGGTGGTCATTAATTATCTTATTCTGCTTATTTAGAACTACTAAGGATTAATACAAAAACGCTATTTTAGTAGAATCCCCCCTTTTTAAAAGGCCTGTTGTGAGGGTAGGCCTTTTAAAAAAATTAAGGGTAAAGCTTTACATGGAGATAAATTATATATTACTAGATTTAATTCATAAATCCTGTGTGTTGAAGATTAAAAAAATTATATATTTAACAAAAACTTCATTTTAATAGAAAGCGAGGTGGTGATATGAGTCTTACTTTTATAGACTTATTCGCCGGGATTGGCGGATTTAGATTAGGAATGGAACGAGCGGGTCATAAATGTCTTGGATATGTAGAATGGGACAAATTTGCTAGAAAATCGTATGAAGCAATCCATAACATTGAAGGAGAGTGGACAGTAAATGACATTAACGATGTTAACCCAGGAGAAATCCCAGCAGCTGACGTTTGGTGTTTTGGATTTCCTTGCACCGATATATCAATCGCAGGACCACAAAAAGGATTGTCCGGAGCAAGATCAGGATTATTTTATAAAACGATTGAACTCCTCAAAAGCCAAAAAGAAAAAGATAAACCTAAATACCTTTTCATTGAAAACGTTAAAAACTTGTTTTCAGTTAATGGAGGATGGGACTTTGCCAGAATTCTCATTAGCCTGGACGAAGCAGGGTACGATGCAGAATGGCAATTGCTCAATTCTAAAGACTTCGGAGTCCCACAAAACAGAGAAAGAGTCTTTATTATTGGACATTCTCGAAACAAATGTGGACGAGAAGTATTTCCTATCGGAGGAAACAACAAAGAGATTGATAATGTACCCGGACAACAAATTTACGCCAATACACTCACAGCAAGATACGGATCAGCATTGGGATCAGGAGCGTATATTCTTGAACGTGAACAGCATTAAGAAATCGAAAGAACCGAAAGTATTGGTGAAGGAAGCTACAAAGCAAGGATATGCAGTAGCGGAAGTAGGAGACAGCATTAATTTTTCGGTCCCGAACTCAAAAACGAGAAGGGGAAGAGTCGGAAAGCAAATCGCACAAACATTAGATACGGCATGTAATCAGGCAACGTTGCTAACTGATTATCGAATCAGAAAATTAACGCCAAGAGAATGTTGGAGACTCCAGGGCTTTCCGGATTGGGCTTTTGATAAGGCACAGGAAGTAAACTCAGATTCTCAGCTTTATAAACAATCCGGAAACTCAGTGACTGAGACAGTCATCCATGAGATAGCAAAGAGATTAGTATAAAAATTTCATTTTGTAGAAAATGAGGGATATATATGCGGATGTATAGATGGAGAGCTACATTAACTGCTAGTGGAGAATATGAACGGCTAAAAAAACTCAAAGAGCGTAGCCGAAAGAGAAAATTACATCGTAACTTCACTATAGAGAAGCAAGAATGGTCTTCAGCGTGGTTTGGCTGGATAGATCCAATGTGGATTGCAAAAAGAGAAGACAGAAGAAGTAATAGACGTAAATTTAAAAGAGCAGCTAGCAAAAGCTAACTGCTCACCCAAGAAAAACAGAGGAAAGATAACCATGTATCTATAGTATTTACGGAATATTGAGTTTTATTCAGGGGAGGAAGAGAAAAATGAGTAAAGAAAAGCAATTAAAAGAAACGATTGAATCATGGTTAAATAGTGTGGATGTAGAAGATGTAGAAAGTTTTCAATCGGTTGTTAGAGAAATTGAAGATGTTTTAAATATTTACATTGAAAATATGTAGGAGGTAGAGGGAAATGAAGAAACTATTAATGCTACTATCACTTATGTTAGCGGTCGGTTGTGAGAAAGAAGATCCGCCAACAAATGCGGATAAATCAAATAGTACGGAATATATAAAAGTTTTTGTTGATAAGGAAACAGGTTGCGAATACTTGCATAAGTCTGAGGGTGCTGGATATCAAGGTTATGGCGGAATGACAATCCGATTAGATGAAAGCGGAAAACCAAAAGGTTGTAAAAAGATTTCTTAACAAAATAATCCTTTTAATAGAAAGCGAGGCAAAACAATGAGCGTATACTCAACGAAAGAACAAGAAACGGTATTAACTTTCGATAACGAAACGAAGGAATGGAGCGCATACTCTTGCGTTCCTAAACACATTCGTAAACTAGTAGCCTTGGTCGGAGAGGAAAACGTTACAGTTATCGAAAGTGATGGTGACGGCAACTCAGTAGCGGTGAAATGTACGTTGCAAGAGAAAAACGTAAGTATGAAACGCTTGCGAACATATAGCGAGAAACAGAAGCGTGAGATGGCGGAGAGAATGCGAGCGGTTCGTGGTATTGCAATTGACTAACGTAATCATTTTAAAATTGTTGAAATACAAGTATTAATATTTTTTGTAAACTATTAAATATAAACGATCTTTGGTAACCAAATAAAAACCGCTCAACAAACAATATATTGGAGGTGTAGTTAATGAACTACGGAGAAATGCTTTTATCGAAAGTGGTAGATACCGCTAATCCTATACAATTAAACCATGTAACAGAACGAGATTTTGTTACAGAAGCGGAGCGTAAAGCATACCGTTTTATTAAAGATTACGTAGATACTAATCGAGGGCGTGTCCCAGACTTCCGTACGCTAGTAGCAGAAGTCGACGGCTTCACATACGTCCCAAATGTCGAGGATAGTTTCGAGTATTTAACGAAGCAAATAAAATCCTATTCTGCGAAGATTGAAGTGATGGGATTACTACAAAACGAAGCGCCGGGCCAATTCGAACAACTAGACGGAAATTCTTTCCTTGAATGGTTGCGAGAAAAAGTCGACGGAGTTATAATAAGAACAAACGTTCGAGATAAAGTGGGAACAAGTTTAAAAGCTGATGCGCCTAAATTTCTAGAAGAATACGAACGGCGTAAAAAGGGTGATTCATATCGCATTTGGCACTCACGTTTTCCATTCATCAATAAGGCGATTGGTGGCTATGTTTCTTCAAACGTCTATACAATCTACGGAAAGTCAGGACGGGGTAAATCCGCAACGACTATCGAAGAGGGTGTAGAGATGGCGTTCCAAGGTGCGAACGTACTTATTTGGTTAATGGAAATGGGATGGTTCGAGGGAATGGTACGTTTGTATACATCGATTTCTTCTCGTATTGGAGCGACTGTAGCCGAACTAGACGGTATAAATTTAGAAGCCGGTTTTGATTCGAAGGAAATCCGTCATGGTAAACTATCAGAAGAATTTGAACAAGGATTTAAAACGTTCTTAGCGAATATCAACGAAATTCTACCTGGTAATATTATCGTACGAGGCGTAGATGATGACGATTTTCACCGAAGGGATTTACGACAGTTAGAAGTAGATATAACTGAGACGAATGCAGATGTAGTAATTGTCGATCCGTTCTATTATCTAGACTACGAAAAGAACACGTCTAAAACGGCTGGTGGCGATGCGGCTGAAACATCGAAGAAGTTACGTCGATTAGCCGGTAAGACAGGCGTGGTTATGTTCGCTATTACACAAGCGGATGAGGTCGATAATAATGAGGACGAAGATGGTCAACGAGAATTACGCTTACCAAAACGTAGCGAGGTAAAGAAAACAAAAGCGCTCTTAGAGGACGCGGCGTTATTGATAGCGGTTGATACTGACGCAAAACAAGGACGAGGTATGATCGGTATTAATAAAGGTCGTGACGGCGGTGAAGGGGAAAGCGCTGAAATTATTTACATGCCGCAGATTGGTGTAATTAAGGAAATGGAAACCGGCGAACAAGCGGCGAAGCAATTCACTTCGGTATTTTAAATTAAAAGAACGGTAGGTGGATCACCTTGTCAAGTATTCAGATACGTGGGCAAGACGTAAATGTAGACATCGAATATGAACTTCGGCAGTTTTCTTGGACTAACGAACGATGGTCCTACGATAAACTGATTGCGGCAAGTCCGTTTCGATATGAACACACGCCGAGCTTCTTCGTCAACTTAGATGGAGATTACGCAGGTACATGGAAAGATTCAGGCGCATTTGATAACGAGTGGGAAAGCGGCAACTTTACCAGATTGTTATCTTACTTGCGAAATGAGACGTATGAAGAAACGGAAGAGTATCTACTCGAAATGTACGGTGTGGAATATAGTTACGACAATCTCATACTCAAGCCGCCGAAACTCCGGATTGAAAGCAGACGTAATCCCCTCGATTTTGGTCGGTTGCAAGAGTACGCTTATCGTCATCCGTATTTAGGACAACGAGGTATTAGTGAAGAGGTGCAAAGGCAAATGAAGATCGGTTACGACCGTTTTAGGCAGGCGGTTGTAATTCCGTGGTTTGATACAAACGGTAGATTGGTGAATATAAAGTATCGGAAGGTTTCTTCGAAAGTCTTTTGGTACGAAAAGGATGGAAAGCCAATTGGAGATTTAATATACGGACTACATCTTGCTTATAGACGAAATATTAAACGTGCAGTATATTGTGAAGCGGAAATAGATGCGATGTCGTTTATGACGGCTGGGGTTTTCGGATTGGCAAACGGAGGCTCGTCGTTTAACCAAAGTAAGGCAGATCAATTATTAAAGTCGCCAATAGAAGAATTAGTTATCGTAGCGGATAACGATCTAGCAGGCGAGAAACTTCGAAAAGAACTTGAGAAATATTTAAACGGCAAAATACGCTTGACAAATGGATTTGTTCGTGGGTATAAGGATGCGAATGAAGCGTTGATAAAAGACGGAAGGGACTCGTTGATATCTGTAGTTGATAATGCGGAGCCAGTTCGATTAAAATTGATATACGTGAATTCACGTAGTGACGGTCGGAGGGAAGATACGAAACCTTCCCGGTAAATAGATGTTATTCCGTTTCCCATTCGTATAATTCTTCGATGTCACAATGTAGTTTAGCGGCAATATTACGTGCTCTTTCTACATTCGGCAAATTACGCAGGCTGACATAATCCGTTATGGATTGCGGTGTAATACCAACTTTTAGTGCGAGTTCAGCTTGTGTAATGCCGTTCTTTTTACATAGTTCGGGAATACGGCACCTTCCGACTTTAAACGATTTAACCACCTCCTTTCTTAAATCGGAGGCTTTGAAACTATTATTCTTGAATGTTTATAATTTTAACTACTTTTTCTATAGGTACGTCTAGATGTAGACAGATTTCTTCTATTGTACTCAAATTTACAGACATCCCTTTGTTAATATTGGCAATAGTTCTTGCGTTTAGAATGGTACCGCGGAGATCACTAATTACCATCTCTTTCTCTTTTAGTGTCTCATGCAACGGAGAGTAGTCAATCATTTTAACACGTCCTTAAAAAAAGTTTCTCAACCCATTCTCTGTTTACAAAAGTAAACATTAGAATTATAATTACATTATACCAAAATTTTCTTATACAGCATAGGAGGGTTTTCAAGTGCCGGGGTTTCACAGAGAGATATGCGATTTTATAAATGATAGAGACGATTTAACATTTTCAAGTGTAGGTGAACAAATCGAGGCGTCAAAGCAATGTATGTCTAAGTTTAAGAAGGATGGTACCATAGGGTTTAGAAAACTCTTGAGACTCTCCTATTATCTATTTCCAGAGAAGCAACGTGAGAGGATGGAGGATTGGTGCCTGCAATTAGATTCAGCAGAGTCAATCCAACAGAGTCTAGAATATGCAGCAATAACGCGGAATGTAAATTTACTAAAAAAACTAATTAAGAAACACAAAAAAGAAACTGGTATTGTAGGAGATTATATAGATGTTTATAAAATTATCTATAAATACATGAATTATGATATAGAAGGTTATGAAATAATAGAACATTTAAAAAAGATTGAAAATACTGAAGATGGTACGCTTGCGATTTTGATTAACATACTTAAGTGTTATGATCATTTTGCACAAAAAAAGATTCACCTTATGTTGGATCTCGCTTTAGAGGTAGAAGAAATGATTAAGAATTTAAGTGACAGTCGAAAGTTATTTATCAAAGAATGCTATCTTCATAGATTAGCTGAAATTTTAGCTCCAGTTTACCTACATAGAAATGAACTAGATTTAGCAAGACATTATGCATCTCTAATAATTAATGCAAATATTTGCGCGAAAACAGTTTCTGATGCGTCATACTATGTAGGGATGTCGTACTTAGTTGAAGATAAAGATAAATGTTTAGAATATCTTCAAAGAAGTCACGAAATCGCCAAATCTGTCAATGTAAAAAATTTAATTCTACAAACCAGAGATAACCTAGATTATGTTAAAATTTACCTAGGTATACCGCTTGGGATAGATTCAGATGCGAGACTTGTCATGTATCAAAACAACAGAAAAAATGTAAAGTTAATTAACGATTATATTGAGGAGAGAGGTGAGAGAGATTTTCTTTTGATGTATAGAGCTTGCAATCAAGAATCTATCCTTGGGCTGTACGAATGTTTCCAGAGGTTCTTTTCAAATTCGAACTTCTTTTTCTCTAGTCTAGTAGCGAAAGAAATATACGACAGAGGCGATCGTTCCGGTATGACTCAAATGTTAACTAATTTTAAAACTAACAATTTAAAGGGAGAGATTCAGTTTGAAAAAAGTTTTATTAGGAGTTTCCGCAATTTTGACTCTAGCTCTAGGAGTGTTTGCGCTTAATGAATTTGTAGATGCACAAGGAGATAATCAACAATACAGTTCACAAGAAACAAGACCGGGTGGTTAATTAGCAATTGAATAAGATTATGAAGAGCGATCTTATTGATCGTTCTTTTTTTTGTTTTTCTAAATGCTTACTAAAGTATACAAAGTGTAAATTCCAGTACTTAGTGTACTTTGATAAATATTCCATGGTAATATGCTACAATTTGAACATTGGCAATAAACGAAAAATTTCTTTTGAAAAAAATTATAAAAAATGTGCGCGGGCTTGGCCGCTTGTGCGTCATAGTTATTGTAAGGGGGAATAAGAAGTGAAAGAAGAACAAAAATTGAATATTAACGAGATGGCAAACGATTATCTTCGAACAGGAGACGATTTCATCTTTACGGATTTGTACACTAGCTTATCGGAGGTATATCGGGACAAGCTTCGGTATTGGAGTACGAGTACATACATGGCAAACGAACATGATATAACCGGATTGTTCCACGATGTAATACAAAAGGTATTAGAAAGTTTGCGAAATAACGTTGGCGGCGATTTCGTAAAACTATTCGCAGTATCATTAGGTAACAGTTACAAATCATTACTACGGAAGTTACGTACAAGAAGAAAGTACGAATTATACGATGGGCCAGATAGCGATGAGAATGAGAACACGGCAATGTTCGAAACTCTCAAAGACGACTTTGACTTAGAAGAGCACGTTATAAAAAAGAAAGAAGCCGACCAGCGTGAGCTAATCGACTTCCTTACAGACCCAGACAAGGTCAATGACGAGACAACGACGGCGATCGTTGAATCGTTCCTGTCGAGTGAGAATAAAACTCCAACGCCGACGGCAATCGGCAAAATGTTGGGGCTACATCACTCGACAGTTATACGCAAAATTGAACGCCTGGCAAAGCGCTTCGACGAGAGACAATTCGGTAATTACCGAGATTATCTCCTTGCGTAAAGATACGTTCTATATGCTTAGGCAGTGCATATAGGACAAGTAGTTTAACTCATTTTGTTTAATGTACGAAGGGGGCAAAACGCTTCCCTTTGTACTTACAACTAACCGACTTGGCAGGTCGATTAATTGCAATACTTTTGCTTAACGAGGAGTTAAGCGGAGGTACACTGACAATGCACCTCACTGTAATTATACAGTATTACCATGGTATGTTACAAATTAATTATATGTAAATTCTAGCGACAACATTCGAGATATTACGTATTATTCGTATAAAATAATTTAACGAATGTCGATATAACGTCATTACCCGTCGTTAACCTTTCCTTCCCCTAAATGTAGTAAACGGGTAGTGGCGTCATATGGGCGTTTGGCATTACAGCACGATGTGTTGCGTCCTAAAATTCTTGATTTCTACCGATGTATCCCCCACGTCGGTATTGCGTAACTTGAGAGGTTGTTTATCGCTGAAGAGCGATAAGTTGCGTAATACGGGCGTGGGAGGCACCCAAGCTCGAATTTATAACAAGGGAGTTGTTTCAATGGGTATTAGAGAAACGTTAAAAAAGCGTGAGGAACAACGTGAGGCAAATCAAAACGGAGGTAACAACGATTTTCCAGAAGGCGTAACGCGATATGTTCGCATGGGGAAACACGGCGAAGTAAACGCAGACGGCCGCACGTTTATCTTACTGGCTGATCCAGATAACTGGTATTTCTACTTCGTACACGAGGATAAAACATTCGACGGTAAACGTACGATTCACCGATTCAGAAAACATTCCTGTTTACATTCTCCACGTGAAACAGACGCAGACATTACGCAATACTTCAAACCAGGTAAAACGGAATGTCCATCATGTAAAGTCGGAGCGAAACGTAAGATGTACGCAATGATTCCTGTGTACGATTTGGAATACGGTACTTACCGCGTGATTGATACGGCAGAGTTCCACATTAACAACATCATCGCTGATTACGACAAAGCAGAAAAGATGGGCCGTAAGTTTAATCCGCAATATTCACTAGTAGGTGAAGCGGTTCACTTTAAACAAGTCGATAAGTCTTACTCGTTGGAGTCAGGCGAAGCAACAGACGAGCAAGTCGAAAAGGCTAAAACGTTTATCGGTACGGACTTCAGTTACGAAGATTTAGCTAATTATCGCGAAGAGGACGATATCATTGCATTGTTACAAGATGCGGAAGATGAAGCTATCGATAAATCGAAATTGCCAACGGCCACAAACAACGAAGGTACACCAATCGATATTTCAGACGATGACTTACCGTTCTAAGGGGGAGCGTATATGGCGCATGAAACAACAATTAAGGGCGGTTGCTCGGAACTACGAGTAGCCCTCGCGCTCTTAAACCTCGGTTGGGAAGTAGCGAATTCGTTCATCCCGGAGGTTTACGACTTAGTAGCGCGTGATCCGATTAACAAACAATGGTACACGATACAGGTAAAAACAATTCGAGTAAGACACGATCGTGACGATGCGTTAGTAGTACAAGCGAAAAAAGGTAACGGCGAAGCTTATACGAAAGATGATTGCGACTATATCGCAGGAGTCGAAGGTGACCGAGTATTCATGTTCGAATGTGCAGGACAACGTGAGTATTGGGCTACGGAAACTAGCGCAAGTCAACGATGGATTGAGTTAACGGCGGTAAATGAAAACGAAACGGAGGCGGTTGAGAATGGGTAAATTATCTGTTTTAGGCGCACAACGCGTCAAAGCTCTGACAGAGATGTTAAACGAAAAATTACGTGAAGAATTATTTAATATTGAGACTCCTTCAGAAAAAGAGCTTCAAGCAATGGTAGATAAAGAATTCGGTATCGATGATTGGCAATCAGAATACGAGAGCCATATAGAGCAGGCAAGAGAAGTAATTAAGAAGTTAAATATTATAACGGGCAGAGGCATTTCAATTAGTGAAAATAATTACGGGCGAAACAATACTACGGATTACTCGAAACGTCTTAGTGAATTACGTCAAGAATTTATAGATAAACCACGTCAACAATTACGTGATGAATATAAAAGGAAAGAACAAATGTTGTGGCTTTGTGAAACGTTAGAAGAAGCGAAAGCAATCGTAGGTATCTAATAATAACGAAGAAAACGAGGAGGAATAATAATATGGCTAAATTAGACGGAGTTAAAGTGGTTAATGAAACGGTGGAATACAACGGGTTTGTTTACGAGCTTACGAAAGAAGAAGCGCGACAAGGTGATCTAATTCAGTGCCTTGAAGATGGTGTTATGGATTTAACGTATGGAGCGTTTTATCAAGTAATCGGCACGGATGAATATGATGATATGCAATTTCTTGACGATGATAACGATGAAAGAGACCGAAGTGTTACTGATGAGGAATATAAAGTATTCCGCAAATCCCACGAAATTACCAACGACAACCTTACCGACGCGGAAGGCGGAAAAGAAGGTACTGTAAAAATCGAATTGCCTGACGGAACTAAACTCGAAGGTACTCCGTCTGATTTAGAAAAGATTACTCGTAAGTTACAAGAGATGCAAGTGGAACAGAGATCATCGGTGGAAATGCCAGAAGAAGCGGTCGAAGTAGAGAATGCAAGTGAGCCGGTGTCAGAACGTTTACAGGTTGGTGACTATGCGAAGGTTATCACACACGATGATAATGGCCAATCTAAATTTGGCGATATTGTAAAAGTAACAGAGGATGATGAAAGCAACGTTCCGTTTGACACTAAACATTTAGACGGTAGTTATGCGGGATGGCACTATGAAAATGATTTAGTACGTGCTACAGAAGACGAAGTAAAAGCGGCAACTGCAACGAAAGATGAGCCGTTAAAGATAGGTGATTATGCGAGGGTAGTAGGCAATGAATCAGATGTATATGAAAAAGGCAGTATCGTAAAAATTACCGACGTTCCTTACGAAAAATGGGATTATCAAGCGATTGGAATAAAGAAAGACGATGAAATCGAAGATGCGTACGAGCAATTCTTTGAACGAGAACTAGTAAAAGCAACCGATGAAGAAACACTTGAAGTTAAACAAGCGTTACTGAAAGAAGGGGACTTTGCGAGAGTTATTGCAAATACAACTAGCCATTACTTTGAGGTTGGGACGGTTGTAAAACTTGATGAATACTCAGAAGAAACAGATGCGTTTTCCGCATATTATCTCGACGGGTCTGATTTTTGGAGAATTTATCGTAGTGATCTCGAGCCACTAACGAAAGAAGAAACGGAGCACATTACTCGTGAAACTGAGGAAGAGAAGAAAGCGAAGGCAGAACGTGAGAAGTGGGCGGCTATCGGTCGTAAGGTTGGTGAGATTAAGGACGGTGATGTCGTTAAAGTAACCGACAATACAAACGGTTCACATTTAAATAAAGGAGATATTGGAGAAGTTTCACAAAGTGGTGGTAGAACGTTTCGTGTGAATACCCCAGATTGTACCGACGTAAATTGGTTTGTACCTGGAAGAGTAGAGTTAATCGTCCCTGTAGAACAACGTTTTGATACAGTAGGTTAATTGATGCGCATGCATTTCGAATATTGTAAGAACTGCAGCTCCGTAATAGGGCCGTACCATAATCACGTTTACGACGACCGTGAAGATAATCATTTTTGCGATAAACGTTGTTTCGAAGAGTGGGCGGAAGATAGTCACGAAGTGGTAGTAGAGTTTTATTATCGATTAAATTGCAAGGAAACGGGGCGGTAAATATGACGCCGAAGTTAACGTTAAATCTAAAAATACCGGGTGCTGAAGCCGTTGAAGAAACGAAAACACGGGTAGCGAAAGCGGTCGAGCGAAAGGAAAAAGCGACCGAAACGATTGAAGAAGCGTTCCAACGAGTTTGGCAGACGAGTAAATGGGACGAGAAAGAAGTAGCATTATTTAAACTGGCACATGAAGCGTTCTTTTCCGGTGCGATAGGCAGGTTATCGGAAAAGCGTTTAACGAAAAAAGAAATTAAAGAAATGGGACAACGAGTACAAGAAGAGCGTGAGGATGCGTTGCGAAAGCAGCGTATCCAACAAACGCTTGCTAATAAACCAAGTAATTACCATATTATTACTAATGAAACGAAACTAGGCGAAATGATTTCGCGTTTATATAAAGAAACAGAATTGCAACGTACTGACGAATGGTTTCAACAGGCATTCAAACTATTCGATAATACATTAATCCGACGTAAGTTAAGCGAGCGAGGTATCACAATCCCTTCGGCGCTGTCATTGACGGTGTGGGATACGGAGACTTCCGGATTAGACAAGATGATTGATTTAACGGGTGGTTATTCGTTTTGGCTTCCGTTATTAAATGAAGGTTATTACGTAGCTTACGGACATGTGAATGAAAAACAGCAGTGTAAACGTTCAGTGGCATTAGAAGTAGTTAAGCCGTTTTTAGAAGACGCAGCGCACATCAAATCGTTCCATAACGCAGAGTACGATTTGAACTTATTACGTAACGATGGATTTAAACCGGCGGGTGTACGTTTCGACTCAATGGATGCACAATTTATCTTATATGATCACGAAGAAACATACGGTTTAAAACCGCTATTCACGAAGTACAAAAAAGCAATTGGTGGCTATGCGTTAGAAATGGATGATTTTACTTTCGAAGATTTATTCGGAAATGGGTCACCGTTACCGTACGATGCTGAAACTGTTGGGATATACGCCATCAAGGATGTACACAAAGGTTGGTTATTAACGAAATGGCAAATTGATAACTTAGTAGCGACGGACGATTTAGCAAAAGCGTATTTTGAAATCCGTCAATACTTACCTGAGGTAAACGTGGAGATTGTTCGTACTGGCTTCGAATTAAACTTAGAAGAGCTTTCAAAGTTGGAAATTGAGTACGGAGAAGCCCATGGTGAGGCACAACGTAAGTTATTTGAAACGTATGAGATTGACGATGAGTTTCTATATAAGATGTCGATTGCAATTAAAGGCGAGCAGATTAACAAGTGGATTGAGGCGCAAAAGAAACGTATTGAAAAACAAAACGATATGCTAACTAAGTGCCAAGCAGAAATTAAAGCGGCCAATCCAACGACTAAGAAATATCAACAATTAAAGACTCGTATTCATAAGTATCAAAACGAGGAACTACCCGAGGCGATTCCGCAGAACGCTCCGGATTATATACATGAATTTAATTTATCAAGCAACGATCATTTAGCGTATTTAATATACGACCATTTAGGTATTAAAGACCGTACTAAAGAAATCGTAAAGGATAAGAAGAAAGTACGGGCGGTTTCAAATGATGTGCTAGAACGTTATTTCAAGGAAGAAGAATCGCTTAAACCACTTGCGGACTTCTCGAAATATAGCAAGTTACTCGGCACTTATGTCGAGAAGATGCCGAAAGCGTTAGATGTTGACGGACGGATTCATACGCAACTTAGAACGGTATCAACTGGGCGCTATGGTTCGAGTGGTTACAAAGGAAAACCCAACGACGTTTATACCGGCTCTATTACAGATAGTAACTTCTTAGATATTATTCAACGATTAATAGATTGTAATGAACAGGTCGAAAAAGGAACGAATTTACAGAACATACCTTCACGCTCAGAAGAAGGATTGCGAGTGCGTAAGACGTTTGTTCCTCGAAAGGGATACATGTTTGCTGGTTCGGACTTATCTTCGATTGAACCAAGATTACAAGCGCATCGTATGGCTACAGAATTCGGAGATGAGATATTCGCAATTATGTTCCGCAAAGGGCTTGACCCTTACGTGGAATTTGCATCGTTACTGTTCGATGTACCAAAAGAACATTGTGTGGAATCGTATTACAAAAAAGTAAAGGGCACTGATAAGGCCGTACCACCATTCCGTAAATTAATGAAACAATTATTCCTAGCGGAAGGATACGGGCAGGCTTTTGAGCAGTTTTATAAGTCTGTTCAGGTATACGGAATTACAGAAGAACACGCAGCAACCGCGTATAAGAAATTCGATGAAGTATTACCAGGATTTAAAAAGATGGTAGAAGCGACGTTTGAACATCTTCGACAACATGGATGGGTCGCTACATTATGGGGACAGAAACGTAGATTCCCGAAGTATAAAGAGCAATGGAAACGACTAAATCAACTCATGCGTAAAGCGCGCATTTCAGATAAAAACGACCCGAAACTAGGTGAGAAATCACGAAAGTTAAAGTGGGAAGAACGTTCGGAGTTTTGGGAGTTAATCAAAGCGACAGGTAAAGCCGAGCGACAAGCGTTCAACCATACGATTCAAGGTTCGGGCGCTAACGTATTACAGCTTTGTATGATTCGTAGTTATTACGAATGTACTCTTGCGAAAGGTTGGGAATTCAACCTAACGTTACATGACGAAATGAAGCATTCGATTCCAAACGATCAATTAACACCTGAAGTTATTGCGTTGTATGACGACATTATGACGAATACGGTCATTCTAGAAACTCCGCTAGAATGCGATACGGTAATCGAACCGGAGTGGATGAGCGAGTATTCGGCGGAAGATTGGGATTTCGAAAATTGTAAACCTAAGGAGGAAAAATAAATGTTAGAATCGTTACTTTTAAAATTAATCGTTATGCAAGAAGCGGAATACAACACTGAACAGGTTTTTGGTAAGACGAAAGAAGAGTGGGAGAAAGAAGTTAGCGAATTATCGGCAGAAGAGCAGGCAGATATTTTAGAAAATAACGGAACCTCGGTTCACTCTGAATACGAAGATGGTGGACGTTGGTCAAACTATGAAACTAAAGTATATCGTTTTTGGCATAATAGCGAATCAGTTTACTATCAAATATCTAAAGAAGTACCAGCAACGGAAATGCAAGACGGTGGCGATTTCGGTAATCCAGAAATTGAACAAGTTTACCCGAAAGAAGTGACGACAACTATTTATGTAGGTACTCCACCAGATGAAACAGAGAAGAAACCGAAAGGAGGGCGTAAATGATTAATCTATCCCAAGTATCAACGAAAGAATTAAGCGAAGAATTAGAGCGACGACAAGGCGTAATCAGCGTCAAGGTCGAGCCTTACGAAAAGATAGAGGTCGGAGGTATACGTGTAGCAGGACCAGCAATCGTTTTAATAAATCAAGACTAATAGGAGTGAGGGAATGTTTAGAGGACTAGGAGCAGTATTTACGTTAGCTATATTAGGAATTCTGATTCTGTCATTTGGAACATGGTCAGCTATTTGGCTAGGACTAGCGTGGATTATTAGCTATGTATTTAATTTGGATGTTAGTTATATGACAGTGTTTACGATTAGTTCAATTGTATGGTTGTTAGTTTTTATTGTTAAGAGTTTATTCGCTTATTTAGGAAAGAAAGCTGCAGAAAGATTTTGGGATTGATTGTTGTTAAGGAAAGATAAGCGCAAACGTGTTGCATTTATTAAAACAAACGAACACAACGAATGAAAATAGAAGAAGACTAATGGGAGGCGTTGACTTATCGTAACGAAAACTAACGCAGCACAGCTACTACGTCAGAACACGCAGGAAACATTCGCTTATGAAATCGCAGAGGAATTTCGTCAGTTCCTCGAAACATGGCATTCATACACAGAGCCTTATGATACTTCGTTGGATATCTGGCTCCACGAAAGCTATGCGAAAGTATTAAGCAAAGGTACGTTCTTAGATTATCGAAGCCTACCGTATTTCTCACCTTCCTCAGCTAACTCATGCCCGAGGGAGCTTTACGAAAAGGCATTACGAAGTCCGCGAGATCAGGCCGAAGTGAAGCCGTGGCAAAGACGTTGGCAATTTATCGGAACAAACATCGGAGATGCAATCCAACGTGATATTTTACTAGCGGAACGCCATTACGAAAAGTTCACCGGTGAAAAACCACGTTTCAGAATTGAACGTACGAAAGACGGTTATCCAGCGTTTGAGGATTTCGTTAAAACTCGTAAGGTAATTGAACACAATAAACAACAGTTCGCTTTAATCGGTACGTGTGACGGTATTTTAGAATATACAGATGAGCATGGCGTAATTACACGCGTCGGACTCGAAATAAAATCGAAGCAGACTACCTACAGTAAAACTTCCGAATATTCACTGCGCGAACCTGGCGTCGACCACGTCAAACAAGTTACATGCTACTCGTTAATGTACGACTTAAATTATTACATCGTACTTTATATGAACGCATCGAAAAAAGCATGGGATATGAACGAAGGGGATTATGCGAAATATCCGGATTTCAGAGCGTTCGGCATTGCGATAACGGACGACATGCGTAACGAAGTCTTGGACAAGTTTGCTAGTATCGTAGCGGCAGTTAAGTCGAAACAACCTCCGAAATTAGATATCGAACATTGGACATTTAACAATTATAAGTCGGCATGTGCGCAGTCGTTAAGCGACGAAGAGTACGGGGAAATTAAGACGCAGGTTAATCGTGTAAAGCGTTCAAGTTTATCAGATACGAAGAAAGCTCCGTATATTGGGGCGTTGGAGTTTATCGATAAAGTACGGGAGGGAATTTAATGGAAAACAAAAAATATCTTTATAGATTTTACTGGGATTGTGGTCGAAGTGGATATTTAGAAGGATTATTCGTAGCAACGGAAGAGGAAGTATCAAGTGTAATCGGTAAGGAAGCTTATTTCGGTGAAGTATTAGGTAAACATAGCGAAGTTTACGGAGAAATTGAAGAAGGTGACATTACGAAAGTTGATATTTCACCGGAAGCTGTCTCTGAAGTATCGAAACATCTCGGCACTGAATGGAGCGGGTTTAATCCGTTAGAGTACATCAATGAGGACGATGAGTAAACGTAAAGTCTACCGAGTTCTTTCGGTAGACACCTCGTTAGGCTCACCAGGAATCGCAGTTATAGACGTAATTAACGGCAAGCCGAAACTAATCGATGTATCACACGTTAAAACGAAATCGACCGAACCAATCGCTTTACGTACCAAGACAATCGAATCATGGGCGCACTTATTTATACGCAAGTACGCGCCCTATGATTTGATAGTTCGAGAGGGTTTCGCTAGTAAAATACCACATACGAATTATACGGTGTTTAGCGCTTGGAATGCGGTGGATCGTGCGTTAAATGATTTCGGTTTGAAGGTCGATGATAGCATTGGACAGGCTTCCGTTAAAAAGAAACTCCTCGGTAAGGGACGAGCGGAAAAGGAAGAGGTCGAGGCTGGCGTGAGGCGGTACGTTGAGTGGGGCGGATTTGAAACCTTCGATGAAAGTGACGCGGCAGGTATAGGACTAGCATATTTAATCGATAAAGGGATTATTTCGAAGGAGGAAACGGAATGACTTTTGAGATTTTTAAAGCAAAGATGAATCAGATTCTTGACGATAATAGCGATGAAATATCGGAAAACATAGGAGATTGTTATTATTGGGAATGTTGGAGTATCAGTCGACTAGAAAACGGTAACTTAAAAGTTGGATTTGATATTGGATCAGGTAGTGGGTGGATACCGACGAATATTGAGTACAAAGAGATGACGCTTGAGCAACTTTATGGGCTATTCGATGCTCAGAAGGATTTAGGTGAATTCGATGCGCTTTCTCTGATAATGAATAATTACGGTGGGATTGATGCGCCTGTAATTTATGAGGAAAAAGAATGAAATATGTACTTCACCGACTAGGAATCGTATTCTCTCCGTCACTCACGCATAAAGGAGTCGGACCATTTCCTATTAAATCCGCAAGAAAACGATTTGAACAACGTATTAGATTAATCGAAGAATTCTTAAGTAAGCAAAGGGAGGACGCATAAATGGTTAAAGTTAAACGGTTGCATGAAGACGCAGTAATTCCGAAGTATGCGAAACCAGGGGATTCCGGTTTCGATTTGGTAGCGGTAGAGAACGTAATCATCGAACCAGGCGAAACGGCGGTTGTTAAAACTGGATTAGCGTTCGAAATCCCTAACGGTTACGAAATGCAAATACGTCCTCGTAGCGGAATTTCTCGTAAGACTAAATTGCGAGTTGTGTTAGGGACTATCGATAGTGGATATCGTGGAGAGGTCGGAGTGATTGTAGACAATGCGTCAATCATTGAGTATGCGTCTCAGCCGAGGTTGTTAAAAGGAGTATTTTCTGGAGATAGTGATTTTAATATTACGAAACCAATTAAGTATGAAGCTATTAAAATTCGAAAAGGTGACCGCATTGCACAAGGTGTGATCGCAGCCGTTGGTCATACAGTATTCGAAGAGGTCGAAGAATTATCGGAAAGTGAACGAGGAGAAGGCGGTTACGGAAGTACTGGTACTCAAATTAAAGTTACGACTTGCATAGATGGACGCAAATTAGGAGAAACAATTGCAGACGGATTTATCGCAGGAATTGATTTGGCTAACAACATAGATCGTACAGGGTATCCGAAGCAACTCGAATTTGATTTCGAAAAGGGAGGCGTTAAATGATGGAGATGTTTATCAATGTACTAGACAAAGGTTACGTTAGATTAGTAGATACAATGGGATGCGACTTATCTGTCGTAAATAGCGCTCGTGTCAGCTACGACAAGGAATCAACGGAACTAACCGATAAAGATATCCGTTTAATCAAATTCCTAGCAAGAGAAGGACATACGTCACCGTTTCGACACGCTACGTTACAGTTCGAAATTTATGCTCCGTTAATGGTAGCACGCCAACATTGGAAGTATATCGTCGGTAGCGATCATACAATGGACGCTTGGAACGAGTCTAGTAGACGTTATGTAACGGAAGAACCTACGTTTTATATCCCAAAAGAAAATGAATGGAGAAAAGCGCCAGAAAATAGCAAGCAAGGCAGTGGCAATCTAATCTCTCCAAGTGGCGGTTTCATTTTTACGGATGAGTTAGAAAAATACATCGAAGAAGGGGAACGCCTTTATCAATTCGCGTTAGATAGTGGAGTCTGCGCAGAACAAGCCCGATTATTCCTACCAGCTTACGGAATGTACGTACGTTATTACTGGACGGCTAGTTTACAATCAGTTGTTCATTTCCTTAATCAACGGTTAGCACACGATGCCCAGCTCGAAATCCAATCCTATGCGAAAGCCGTTCTTGAATTAACTAAAGAACAGTTTCCGGTTAGTATTGACGAACTTGTAAACGGATGTGGTAAATAAATGACAATATTAGCGTGGGTCAGCTTGGTAATTAACGTATTTATTGCGTTGGCGGTTATTCGCGACAAGGATTTAAAAGAGGATACGAGGATGTTCTCGCTAGTAATCCAGTTTCCAACGTTGTTGTTCATCGTTTTATATCTAATCGGCTAAATACACTAAGGAGGGCGTTAATATGGCAGACGTAATTAAAATCGAAAGTAAAGACGGAAATATTTACGAGGTTGACGGAAAGAGATATCGTGAGTTAGCGAAAGAGCCAGAAGTTGGAGATACGGTGTTAATTGTTAACGCTGAAGATTCTTTTGGTAAATACGAGGATGGCGATGCTTTAGTGATAGATGAAGTACGGAGTAGAGGTGTTAAGGTAGCCGCTTGTTCAGCTATAGGAAACATAGATGGTTTCATCTATAATGATGAATTTATAGTCGTAGAATCCATCGAAAAGTCAATTGAACAAGAAGCCGAACAACTATCCCGAAAACTAATACGCCTAGAAGAACGAACTGAAGAAAATCACCGCAATATCCTAACGTTCTCACAAATGGCTGAGTCCGCACGTAGTGACGCATCGAAAGCTGTTGGTGGTGTAAACGCATTAGACGAACAACTAGACTTAGTGCGTGAAGATATCGTATTCCTTGACGAAAAGATAGACGAGTTAAAGGAATCAGTGGAAGAACGTAATGCTACACCTATTACGATTAATATCGAAAACTTAAACATATCAAATACGGAATCACTCAAAGACTTCATCGAAAGAATTGCGAAAGGGCGTGGGAATGGTGTTATGTAACGCTAAGAAAATCGCTATTACGGGCAAGGCCCGAAGTGGTAAAACGGAGTTATCTCATTACGCCTGGATGTTATATGGCTTTAAAGAATTCGACTTCTCAACTGTACTAAAGGACGAGTTCCATCGACTGTTTCCGCATATCCCACGCGACCCGAAACCTCGCGCTTATTATCAAAAGTTCGGACAGTGGTTACGGGAGATTGATCCGGATATTTGGGTAAAGATAACGATGGGTAACGTACACAAATATTGTTTCGAGGATTCGTTAAACAAAGTGAATCACAAGCCAAAAGTGTTAGTAAACGGAGTGAGACAGCCGAATGAGTATCAACGTCTTAAGGACGAAGGTTTTACACTTATCCGAGTAAGTGCATCGGATGACTTACGTATTGACAGGGCGAAAGCTGAAGGCGATGTATTTACCGAAGCGGATTTGGAGCATGAAACGGAAAATCATATCGATACTTTCGAAGTAGATTATGAGATTAATAATAACGGTGAGTTAATTCAGTTGTACGGTCAGTTCGATGAGGTTATGAAAGATATCGGAGTGCAGACAGTAAGTAGTAGAGAGAATATGGCGGAAGCTCTTGCTGGTATCAGGAAGTTTTTATAAGGAATTTTTATAAAGAGTGTGGAGATTGAGAGTCTCACTTGTATATAGACGTGTAAGGCAAGATGAAAAAAAAACGAGGAGGAGTAAGCGATGCGTCACTACAGATGGAAACAATCGTTAAGATACGAAGGAAGAACTAAGGGGCTCATAACGTTCATTAAAAAAGCAAAGCGTTATTTAGGCGGTAAGACAATGACTATTGAGCAAAAGAGAAATGAGTACAAATCGAAAGCGATGGAGGAATCGAAATGACCAACGTAATCATTTACACAAAGAACGCATGTCCAAACTGCGACCAAGTAAAGTGGGCGTTAAACGCCGCAGGAGTAACTTATGAAACTCGTAATATCGACGAAGACCCGGCACATACAGCCTGGCTAGCAGACAAAGGGTACATGAGCGCACCTGTAACCGTATTTCCTAGCGGTAAGGAATTAGTCGGATTTGATATGGGTGAGTTTGCTGCGGAATTAAATCTATAAAAGGAGCGTGGGTACATGGGCGTAAGCAAATACGATAACGAAGCGGCACATCGTCGTATTGAACAAAACTATGCATTAGACAACCCGAAATCAATTGATTTATTACTACGGCATTTACCGTATATGTATGAACGTAGATTTAACGGTGATTATGCAGCCTGCGATATACTAATCGATTTAGAGACGGCAATCTCAAAAGCGGACTTGACGGATAGGCAGCGTCAAGTCTTGCGATTAGTATATTTCGAGGATATGAAACAAACGCAAGTTGCGGTCGAGATGGGGATCACGGCACCGACGGTTAACTTGTATAAGCGGTTGTTAACGCAAAAGATAGCGGCAGTGTTTGAACGATGGGGTTGGGAAGACGAGGGTTATAAATTGACGGTAGTAAGTACGGAAAGGAAGGCGGTTGTTTAATGGAGGAACAAACGAAGTATACAAAATACATCTTCAATATCAACGGGGATTACAAAACGCAGTTTGAAACGTACGTAAATACGCTAATTACCACTCTCCGAGAAAGTGATTCTAGCGCGATTAGTAATAGAGATGTACGTGCGGAAGAAATTAAATCGCTCACAGACGCTTATGTGGAAGCGGTGGGAGAACGACCTGAACCGAAACAAATCGAACGTTTAGCAGATTTGTTGCTATACGAGGAGTTGCACGATACACATCCCGATAAAATGACTCGAGAAGAATATCCGATTATGAGCGATCATCAGTTGTCGAGAAGACATAGCGGAGAAGTATCGATGAAAGTAGCGGAGGAGTACGGCGTCGACCGTCGAAACTACAAGCCTCCGGTGCGGAGGAAGCGTACGAGAAAAGAGACGTGGCAAATCGATAGAGAAGCGAAGTCTAGGAATGAGGAGAGACGTAAGGTATATCGCGAGTTTACGAGAGTGCAAGCGGTTAGGGTATATAATGGAAGGGAGCTAGTCGTATGCAAATAAAAATAGCTTTTGAAGATAATACTTCGAAAACACTTACGTATTCTGGTGAAGATAGTTTTGCAGAGTGGTGTAAGACGTTCTTTTCTGGTAGATATTTCATATTAAATGCTCATGAAACGAAAGGTAATATGTGTATTGATACTCACAAGATAAAGTATGTTGAATGTATAAAATAGAAATAAGAACTGATGAAGGCTACCTACCTATATGGTGGTCTTTTTTATGGCTTATTCATATGTTAGAATTGTATAGTAATATCAAGATGCTGATAATTCAGATTTTAAATATTAAGGGGGAAATAAAAATGAAAAAGTTAACAGATGTAATTTCACTTAAACAAGCGGAAAACCCACAGATGCAATACCACATTTACATAAGCACAAAGAGGGATATTGAATTAGAAGGCCGTATTGATTTAGCTGAGAAAGATAAAGAAGAGCAAATACAAACGGAATTAATAGAGTTCTTAGAAAATCAAGACAATGAAAATGAGTTTATTCTAGTTGGTAATCAGGCTGTAAAAGTTAATGAAATTATCTACGTAAAGGTAGAATCGTTGAGGTACTTTGGTTTTTAAGAAAAGACATTATTCATAAAGAGTACCACATATTTAAAAAGGCGCCTATTTTAGGTGCTTTTTTTGTAATTTAATCCAATTTATTTTCTTTAATCACTTTACATATGTTAATAGGTTTGGTATAATATAAGTATAAGGAGGTGAGAAAATGCTAGACGATATGATAAAAGTTCTTCAAGTTATCTACTTCATCGTTTCAATCGCTTGGGTTGTCGCGCAAGCTTCGAAAAAAGACGACGAGTAAGATAACCGAAGAACTAAGCAAGGGGAAGCGAGTTGGTCGCTCGCTTCTCAATAAAATTATAACACGTCTAGTTACAAAATGAAAAAGAATAACAAAACGTTCGTATTTTCGTTAATATTAATGTGTTTCGCTGTTATTGGAATCCGTCAAATGTGGCAGAATACATTTACCGATGTAATAACGATGATCGCGATAGTAATAACAATCGTAGTAGTCGTTAAGGATTTAGTGGGAGGTAAAAGCAAGTGAGATACGATTTAAAATCACGCGAGGAAGTCGAGGGCTTCATACGTAATGAAGTTCTTACGGCTCCCGAAGCCATCGAAATATTAGGCATTACACGTGCGCGTATGAGTCAGTTAATTAAGCAGGGGAAAATTAAGCCTGTGAAAAAGTTGGACAAGGTTAGTTTGTTTTTACGTGCAGATGTCGAGGAGAAACGTAAGGAGTTAGAGGTATTACGGGAGAAGTACCAGCCGTATAATTCTACGAATGAAGACGAGTGAAGCCGCCAGAGATGGCGGTTATTTTTTTTTTATTTTATTAAGTGAATTTTATCGAACACTACTAATTTTTACCTCGTTAGCTACCTATACGTTATGAACCCCTCGTGGAATATTATTCGGCTTCCAAATATACGGAAGTTTACTACAGACCAAGCGGTTATTCCACGATATAGGTTCTAGTAGGGAAACGAATGTGAATTCCACCCTTCGTACTTATAACTAAAAGGAGTCGATTAAATGGCGGATAATAAATCACGCGAATTAAACGCACGAAACAGTTTACAAATTAATGTAGAATTAGACGCTTCAGAAGCAATTAAAGGTTTAAAAACGATTCAAAGAGAAGCGAAAGCCGCAACGAAAGCACTTCGAGAATTAGAGGAAGCGCAGAAAGCGGTGGGTAACTAATGACTCCTTTAAGAATTATCGATGTAACTACCGGTGAAGACCGTACACAAGAATATAGTTTAGTTAACCGTAAGCAAGCCGAAGGATATAAACGTGCTATTGAAAAAGAACAGTATCGTTTATTATCACGAGGTAAGAATTGGGTAGCGAGTTACCACGACCCTATCCGAGAAATCATTACGGGTTTAACATTAACAGAGGCAGGAGCGATTATAAAGCTCTTGCCTTTTTTACGTTTTAAGAGTGACGGTAAATTAATTAAGAATGGAAAGCCGTTAAAACAGATGGACATCCAGCGCATATTTAAGCGTGGTAAAGTCGCTACTACTAAGATATTGACTCGCTTAGAGAAGTTAAGCGTTATTCACGTTTTAAAAGAAGGGCGTAGCAACGTTTATTCTATCAGTGCTAATTTTCATACGATGGGCGACGTTAAGGATGGCGAGTCATTTACGAAACTCTACCAGGTGAAAACGCAAGAAATCGTAGCTGATCTCGATTTAAATGAAGTCGGTTTACTGTATAAGATTCTACCGTTCTTTCATTTTCAAACGTATTACTTATGTAGCAATCCGAATGAACAGGACGCTAAGGAAATCAAGCATTTGAATCGTGATGGACTTGCGAGTGAGATCGGACATGAACCGGAAACAGTATCGAGGTTAATGGTACATTTACGGAATGCAGGCGTCATTATGCAACAAAGAGCACATCGTTCAGAGACGTATTTAGTGCACCCCGATATTATGTTCCGTAAAGATAGCGAAGATGAGTATACGAGAATTATTCGTAAACAGTTCGAGGAGTTAGCGAAACTACGAAAATAGGTATCGTTTTGACAACATAGGTGACCGAAAAGGAACCTATCGAATTTCTCGTGTGACGAAAACGATACCTATTACCCCATAACGTGTGACGAAAACGATACCTATTGAAATCGCCTTGAGCCTTAGAGCCACAACGGATAGAGGTAGATTTAGGTGGATTTCTTCTCTTTATCTTGTTGCGTAATTAATACGTAATAAAAGGATAAAAGATAAGACCTTGCGACTTCGATTCCGGCTATCGCCTCCACTCGTCGCTACTATACTTATTAAATAAATTATCGATAATAAATACTTTATCGGTGAATTAATTAAAGAGTAGTAGCAGACGACTTTGGAGCAAAGCGGAAAAGGCGGACGCAAGGTCTTATGTATTTTATCTTTTTACTAACGTTATTATAGGCGTAATATAATACGTTCATTTAACGATAATATACGGTCCAAACTGAGCCTATTAAATGGATTACTATCGGTGTGGTATTACGTTTATCGGAAGCTAATATAAAACGGTACATTTACGTTATATATAATAGGAAGAAACTCAGTTAATATTGCGTCAACAGGACGCTACGTATTTCCGAATTACCAGTCGATGCCTTCACGACGGAGACGTCTCGAAAACATCGACCCTGATGTTGTATAACGTATTCATTATTCCTTTATTCACTCGATGAATAAACCGCATGATATCAACGTTTGTAATCTATGCATAAACGATATAAATAGTATGCAGTTACGGTAAGTAGTACGAACGTTGATATGACACGGTTTATACGTAATTGTAACCGAGTCGATTACTTCATATAACGTGAATTATGTAAACTAACAATGAATGAAATAATGCATAAAAAGAAGCGGGTTAAATAGCCCGGGGGCGTTCGAAATGAACGACGGCGTGCAGGTCCCGAACGATTTCTTGCAAATTTTAAAACCTCGGGTCTAACGAAAGCGCCCGATAACTTACTCGGAATCTATAAGCGTAATCTATTACGAATACAAATACACTACAATTAATTTACGTAGTCGAAACGTTAGAGTTTTGTCTACGTTTTTTGTGCTTAAAACGGAAAGGAGGACGTTACATGAGCGATAAAAAACGACGCCTAGAAACACAACTCACTCGCGAACAAATCACGGCGGCTGCTTTACTATCAATTAATAAGTTCTTACCGAAAGCAAATACAATTGATGATCCAGAGGAATTAGCGAGAGCAAAAGAAAACGGACAAGTTCGATTAAATCTCGAAGAAATCGCGGAGAAATCGAACATCAGCACGCGCCAACTTTATACGTGGCGACATCGAGATAGTAATTTTATCGATTACGTCAATCTACTTTCTTCGGACGCTTTTATGTCACATTTACCTGACGTAATGCAGAAACATCTCGATATGACGCTAAAAGGACAAGGTTCGATGAAAGGTATCGAGTTATTCTACAAATTCGGCGGTTTACTGGTTGATAAGCAAGAAGTTAAAACAGAATCATCAGACGGCGGTTTAACAATGGAAGAACGTCTTGCTCGATTGAAAGAACGTACAGGCGGCGAGCAATAATGGCGTGGCTTGACGGTAAATGGTTGGCTAGAAAAGAACGCCAACAAGCGATAAATGATCGTTTATTATTACGAAAAGAATATGAAAGACTCGCTTTAAAAGGCGATTTGTTAGAGCACGATCTCACACAATGGGAAGTGTTGGAGGATGAATTAGAAAAGTTACAACGAGTGCACGATTGCGAGCACGACGTACTACGCTTTACTTACGAATACTTTTCCGATGAATTAAACCCTGATAACGAATCGAATTTAATTCCGGCGGGACAGACGTTAGAAAACGCAGCTGATTTCCACGTAACGCTTTGTTCTTTACTTGACGATATCACTGAAGGAGTAACGAAAAGTAACGTAGGTTGGTCGGTAGGACGACGTCATGCTAAAACCGCTTACCTTTCGAATTCTTATTTGTGTCACCAAGTAGTTTATCGATTACAGAAATATATCGTAGAAGTTTCCGAAACTACAGACGTAGCAGGTGATTTCATTAAATGGACGGTAAACCAGCTTAAGTTTAACGAAAAACTACGTGAGGATTTCGGTGGAATATTACATCCAAAGCCGTCTATGAATGAAGTCGATAACAAATATGAATTTATTACGTCTACTGGTACAAAAGTTGAAGCGAAAGGTATCGGGACTCAGATGCGTGGTTTGCGTCATTTATCTGAGCGCCCAGGCCTATTTATCCTTGATGACTTAGAAAGCGGAGAAAATACGAATACTCCGGAGTTGCGAGCGAAAAACTTGCATTGGTTCCGTTCAGAGATGATTGAAGCGCTGGGTTTCGGTGGTATTTGCGTTTATATGGGAACTATCGTTCATTATGATTCGTTGCTGAACCACGTACTAACTAAGCGTAAAGATTTTATATCACGTAAATTCCCGGCTATTTTATCGTGGTCAGAGCGGGAAGATTTATGGGAAGAGTGGCGAAAGCTCTACAATGCAGACGAAAAAGACGCAGTAGATCAAGCCAACGTCTTTTACGAAGCAAATAAAGAAGAGATGCTACGTGGTACAAAAGTACTATGGCCACAAGCATATGATTATAAATATTTCATGGAAAAACGTGAATCGATGGGTGCTCGAGCATTCAACCAAGAATACCTTGGAAACCCTGTCGATGAGGAGTCGCAAGTATTCAAACCCGAATATTTCACGTACTGGACTGATAAGGATATAGAAAACAAGCAATTAGAATATTTTTGCGGGATAGACTTCGCCATGGGCAAAGAAAAAGGCGATTATTCCGTTATTTTGACCGTTGGACGTTCATCTAACGGTATTTTTTATGTCGTTGACACGTTTATTGAGCGTGTGCATCCCGATATCTTATTACAAAAAGCAGTAGAGAAATCGCTTCAGTATCAATATTCGGGCATTGCAGTAGAGGCACAGCAAGCGCAAGAATGGTTTGCGGACAAGCTATCTCAAGCACTACAACAATCTGGCTATCCGTCGGCTACTCGTATGAAACAAATCAAACAAAGAACACGTAAGGCCTTACGTATTGAATCGTTATTACCGGACATTCAAGCGGGGCGTATTCGATTTAAACGAGATCAGCGTTTGCTTCTCGAAATGTTAGAAATGTATCCGAATCATAATCATGATGACGGGCCGGATGCTCTGCACATGGCGGTTTCAACAGGTATCAGTAGTAACGTAGTAGTAAGGACGACTAAAAAAAGAATGAGATAGAAAGGAGGTAACTTATGAATCTACCTATGGCAGATTACAACATATTAAATCCGACTGATATGGACGAATTATTATTTTCCCCATGGCAACAAGCTATCGGAAAAGAAACCTGGGGCCGAATCAATAGACAAATTCGTTACTACGAATATTATGACGGAAAACAACACGTTGATCCTAATACCGGACAACTTGTAAAGGCTAGAGAACTATCACGTCCTGATGGATTAGATTATGACCCGACGCGTTACGCTACGAATTACTTTAAAGTCATGATTAATGAGAAAGCACGTTGGCAAATGGCGGGTAAGCACGGAATTTCTGTATCGCCAATGCGAATTGATTCAATCGAAGAAATGTTACAGATGGACTATAAGCCGTCTGAAGCGCAAATGGTTGAAAACCAACGAGCAGACAATTACGAAAAATTGTTATACAAGATATGGAAAGAAAATAAGATGCGTGAAAAGCTGATTCAAGCAGCACGTGATCGCTTAATCGTCGGTAGAGTCGCTTGTAAAATCGCTTTTAACCCGACTAACGGTAAAATCAAGTGGGTTTTCCGCCCGGATACGGAAGTAATCCCGATTTATTCAGACGATGACTATGACGAATTAGAAGCGGTACACTTTGTTAACTTTAAAAGTCTAAACAATGAGGAAGTTATCTATAAACAAACGTTTAGTCTCGAAGAAGGACAATGCTACTTGGAAGAAGCTTATTACGATAAAACCCTGAAAGTTGTCAAGGAAATTCAACCTAGAAAGGCAATGGGTATCGACTTCATTCCAGTAGTATTGTTTCCGGTAAATGATTTGAGTGCCTCTGAAGCAAATAACACGGAAGTTGACGATATGAAAGAGCAAACGGACGTATTAAATCGTATGAATGAAGATGCACTTGATTCACTTAAATTTGAAATGTTCTCGATGACGGCTTTGTTTAACGTACCTGATGGAACTGCCGATAAGATGCGAATCGCACCTGGTGCAGTGCTCGAAGCAAAAGGTGGGATGAACGGATTGAATCCTGATATTAAGAAAGTTGAAGGTGGCTTTCGTTGGAAAGAGGCATTTAAAGATCAATACGCAAGGGTAAAAGGAGCATTGCACGAAATCACCTCGTTACCACAAATCGTACCTTCTGAAATGAACTTTGGGGGATTAAATAGCGAAACATTGCACGTATTGTTCCACGATATTATTCAAGAAACTGAAGAGCATTGGTTATCATGGGGACCGCGTTTAGAAGAATTACATGAAAAGACAATCCGATACTTACAAGCAAGGGTTGACCGTCAAAAATTCGGATACGACCGAGAAGTAGTGAAAGCAATCGGTGATAACTACGACAATGAGATTCGATTTGTTCTTCCTTTACCAGATAATCGTAAGGAATTAGTCGAGTTACTTACAGAAGAAACGTCCGCAGGATTTGAATCTATTGCCGGAGCGATGAATCGTTTAGGTGTAGAAAACATCACAGCTAAGAAACAGGAGATTTCAAACGAGCAGCAACTTCGAATACAAAAAACTGATCCGTATGGAGGTAGTGAATAAATGAGATTAATTGATCAAAAGAAAGCGTCATTCAGATTACGTCTAGGGAATTTGCAACACTTTTCAGATCCTGAACCTGGCGGTCCACAAGACCCGCCAACGCCGCCTGAGCCACCTAAACAAAAACATACTGACGAAGATGTTCAGCGTATGATTGACGAAGCATTGGCAAAAGCGAAGGCTGAAGCTGATGAAAAGGCGGAAAAAGAGCGCCAGGAAGCAGAACGTAAGAAACTAGAGGAACAAGAGAAGTACAAAGCGCTTTATGAAAACTTACAACAACAAGTAGAAGAACAAAAGGCAAAAACAATAGATGCAAAGAAAGAAGCAATTTTAGCAGCGGCAAATTACGCGCCGGAACAAATTGCTTTAGTCAAAGACCTGTTAAAAGGCGAATCGGACGAAGAATTAAAGCAATCACTAGAGTCCGTAAAATCAGTAGTTTTACCTTTAGGGAGTGGCGCCGATCCTTCACCTGGTAATCCAAGAAGAGGCAATCCAGAACCGAAGGATTTAGCAGACGTCGGCCGCGATTTATACGCGAAACTAAAAGCCGACGGTAAATTATAAGAAAAATTGAGGAGGAATATTAATGCCAGTTTACACACCGAAATTTACAGAACAACCGTTTAAAAGTGGTAAAAACATTTTAGCGAGTGAACACTTGCAGTATATCGAAGGGGGAGCGACATTAGACGCTACTAAATTCGGTGCAAAATACGTTGAGTGTGGTACGGCTATTGCTCGTAACATAACTACAGGTAAGTTTGAACCTTATAAAGACGGTTCAGAAGGAGCGCTACCAACTGGATTCGATGAGTTTGCAATTCTTGATATTGATTGGGATTGCGATGGCAAGAATGACGGGGTAGTTGGTCAAGTAATTGTTCGGGGGTCAGTATACGAATCAAAACTTGTTGGTGTTACAGAAACATTCAAAAAAGAAACGCCACTAATTCGATACGTAAAACACATCTAGTCAAGTCGCTAATAAAGCGGCTTTTTATTATAAATTTTTACGGAAAATTGAGGAGGAATATAAATGGCAGGTATTGCAGAATTAAAGGAATTTAAAAAGCCCGCACTTCGCGGATTGGTTGATGCATTGGAGAAGGAAAAACAAGACGCACCGTCGTTGGCGGACCGTTTCTTACCAAATGATCAAATCTTTTCTACAACGTTTGCTTACGATGTAATTAAGAAAACCAACCATATTGCAGCTATGATTGGTTACGGTGCAGAGCCACCAGTAGTTGACCGTGATGCAGTTGCTTCTAAAATGGGCGAACTTGCAAAAATGGGACTTAAGTATATCGCTACAGAGGAAGAATTACTTGCGTTAAATCAGTCACGTTCTGACGCCGAACACAAAGCGATGATTGAAAAGTTAATCGTTAAAGGGGCTGACTTAGTAAAAGCATTACAACGTCGTGTTGATATTGCGAAATTAGAGGCTATTACCAAAGGTAAATTTGATTACAACAAAAATGGCGTGAAAATTGTAGTTGACTATGGTATCCCAAATGAACATAAAGTTGCTTTAACTGGTACGAACGCATGGACTAACGTTGATGCCGATGCTTTAGGAAACTTAATCGAGTGGAACGATAAATACGTTGATACGAATGGGAAAAAAGCTGATGTTATCTTAATGACTCGTGAGACACAAGCACTATTACAAAAGAATAAAGGGATTATCGCTGAAGCTCGTGGTGTAGCGAAAGACGGGGCTGCACGCATTTCAGTTGCGGAAGTTAACGATGTTTTAGATGGTTATGGTTTACCGCCAATTCAAATCGTAGAACAACGCAAGGTTACAGTACGTAACGTTTACACAGGACAAGACGAAGTAATCGAGTTCATGCCTAAGTATCGTGTCGTATTCGTTGCTCAAGGACTTGGTAATTTCGTATATGGTCCAACCGTAGAAAATGACTACAAACCAGGTATTGATTTACGCGCTTATGATAAATTCGAGCCAATCGAATCTGTACTTCGTGTAGCGGCAGCAGGTTTCCCAATCGTTGAAAAACCATCGTTATTATTCCACGCTGACGTAGCGGCTGAATAATGACTAAAGTTAAAGTAGTGGGCGGTATCGTGGACGGTCACGGTATCGGCTCACAAATCGAAATCGACGAAAAATCGGCGTCTTACTTAGCGTCGATTGGTTACGTCGAAATTATTGAAACGCAAGCAGTTTCGGGTGAAAAAGGCGAGTCAGCACCGAAAAAGCCCGCTACACGCAAGCGTAGTACAAAACCTAAGGAAGAATAAAAGAGGTGACGGCTATGGCGACGGAAGGTTTTATTAGCGTAGAAGAATTGAAACAACGGTTGCAAGCCGACGATTCGTTATTCGAAGAAGCATTAATCGCGAATGGCTTTTCGTCGCTAACCGTTCTAAACGAGAAACAAGCGCAATTAGTTACGTTCTATTATCGCTATGTTGATTTAATGGCGAAAGCAACAGTCGAAGCATCTTCGTTTAAATATACAGACGGTGAAGAAAGCGTAGATAAATCTAGTGTGTCGAAGAATTATCGTGACTTGGCGCAACACTATTATGACCTATGGCGCAGTAAACGAACAGAATATGACGATACAGGTTCTAGCTTTCGAATTGCAAAACGAGTTGATCGTCCATGAGCGATTTACAGCAAGAATTTGACAAAGCACTTGGTAAAATATCGAAGCAATACGAAAAAGAAAACGAAAAACAAGTAGAAGAGACGGTAGGCGCAATTATGCTAATCCGTCTTTTTTTATTGGACTTAATTAACGACTATCAAAAAGACGGTGTAATTAAGCGAGGTAGATTAAACGCTTTGTTACGGGATTTAGACTATTACGAAAAAGAGTTTCGCAAGAAAGCAGGAGCGTCATTCGAAAAAGTAATCGATGATACAGCGAAATGGACGACTTCTAGACTTGCAGAAACTAATCTTGGCGTAACGAATTTAGATTCCGTAAATCAGCAAATTGTGAGGGGCATGTTAAAGCGTAGAGGTGAGGATGGTTTAATCCTTTCTGACCGAGTGTGGAATCTAGCAGGTGATATGCGTGCAGAGTTAACAAAGGTTATAAGACCGGCTGTATTAAAAGGTGAAAGTGTAAGTTTAATCTCTCAGAAAATACGAGAAGTACACGATAACGAGAAGTGGAAAATCGAACGTGTAGCGATTACGGAGAGTAACAATACACACCGAGCAGCTACGATATATAACGGTAACGAAAGTGATATTGTTACAGGTTACAAGATTATCGATAACGGACACCGTCACAGATACCACTCGAAGCATATGTGTTACAAGTTAGCTAGACGTGACGCTTACGGACTAGGTCCTGGCAGTTATCCGAAAAAGATCCCTGAGAGTTTGCTAGCTCAACTAATCAGCCCACATCCACAATGTTCATCTCGTTTAAATTACATTATCGGAGAGGAGGAGTAACGAGTGTTAACTGAAAAAGACATCGAACAGATTCGAGCCAATCGTGAATTAATCGAAGAAAATCGCCGTGAACCGATTATCTTATGGCGAAAAGGTATAAGGGAAACAGATCCAATTACAGGCGAAGAGATTCACGGTGAAGATACGCAAGAAGCTGTGCAAGTTGTTTGGAAGAAATTCACGCTTGAAGACAACGTAAAATTCGCAGGTACTGACGTAAAAGAAGGTGAAGCACTCGTTACTTTCCGACTCGATATCGATTTGAATAACGTCGAGTACCTTGAAAGAAACGACATCAAATACGTAATCATGCTTGTTGACGAACGAGGACTAGGCGGAATTAACCGTCGAGAAGTAGTCGTAAAGAGGGTGGTTTAATGAAAGTCAGCACGAGGATTAAAGGTATGGGAGATATTTACCGCATGGCTAATCCTGATCGATACAAAACACCAGTTGCTAATACAGTAGAGAAACATGCGAGGCTACAAGCGAACACAGCTTCTAACAGAGCACCTGTTGAATCGGGTAATTTAGCGGGAAGTATTCCACCAAGTGTGAAAGCTTTCAACGGAGATAAAACGGGATGGTCTTACGGATCAGAAGTCGAATATGCAGCCGTTCAAGAATACACACATAAAACGAAAAAAGGATTCATGCGTAAGACAATGTTCGAAGGCGAGCAACCGTTAGTTTCTGACTTGGAAAAAACGGTACAACGAACAGCGAGAGGTTTATAACGATGTATACAGTAAATGACGTAATGTATTCGCTGAAGAAATCATTAGATGAATTCGCACCTACTATTTGGGTATATGACGGTGTTTCTCTAACCGGAAAATCAAAACCGTTTCTAACGATTGAATCTTTAACGGGAACAATAGACAGGTATTCAAAGGATAATTACGCACGAAACCATCTAATACAAATCGGAGTGTATTCCGATACAGTATCAAACCGAAACGAATTACAAGATAGAATCATCGACCGACTAGAAAGGCGACCTATCGACTTGTACGACACAAGTTCGAAGGCACCTACGCTAGTCGGTTTTTTATATGCGGAAGTTTCGTCGTTCGAACCAATTCCTCAGGAAGATGGGACGCAAGTAACGGCGAAACACCGCAGTTTTATCACGATAACTATACGAAACTAGGGAGGAAATTAAATGGCAGGCTCACCGGAATTTAAGGGTAAAGAAACGTTATATTTAATCGATATTCCACAAACAGAAGGCGCTAGTAAAACAGTTCGACTATTTAACCAGACGTCAGGCTCACGCTCTATCGAAGCGGGCGAAATCGAGTTGAAGACGAAAGATAAAAGCGGTTCAGATTATGGCGATGTAACGCAATCAGTATCTATTGAGGGCGTGAGTACAGAAGGTGACGAAGCGTTAGACTACATCGAAGAAGCAATTACAAATAAAAAACTCGTTAAAATTCACGAAGTTTCTTTACGTAGTGCGAAAGCAGGTGAGTACAAATCGAAGAGTGGTACGTTCATGTTAAGCAGTGTGGAACTATCGCACGAAAACGAAGAGTTCTCGAAGTACTCTATCGAAGCAAAATTAAACGGCGGGTTGTCCGTAGGTAAGATCACAACGGTTCCACCAGGCGCTCCTGACGGAGATATCGCGGATAAACCTAGCGCATAGATAGGACGGGCTTAATTGCTCGTCTTTTTAAATTTCAAAAATAAAAATTAACGGAGGTTTTTATAGATGACTAAAACATATACACGTTTTGAAGTAAAAGGGAAAGAACATGAACTGAAATACGGATTTGAAGCAATTAAATTAATCGATGGAAACGGCGGTCCTTTTGAGTTTGTCCAAAAAGCGATGCAAGGCGGTCTTGAAGATTTCGTTGATGTAATTTATTACGCGTTGATCCATACAGGAGAAGGTATTACACGAAAAGATATTGAGGAAGAAATTGAACGTCAATTACTGTCTGAGGAGTTATCTTTTGATGACATCTTAAAAGTAAATAAGGCGGTAGTTCTAAATAGTTTTTTCTTCAAGAAAACAGTGAACAAATTACTAGCGAGCATGGGCGAGGATCAGAAGAAAGCGTTCGAGAGTCTGTACGAATAAACATTGATGATTTACAGGCCGATTGTTTTCGATATTTCGGAATGTCAACGCTTGAATCGAAACAGTTAAGTATTAAAGAATACCACATTATGCTTACCGGATACCGCGAGCGTCTACTAGATACCTATGAAATTGCTAGTGTTCAAGCTTTGTTTTACCGAAATGCACAAAGTGATAAGGTTAAGAGTTTAGATGACATATACAAGCGTCCTGAAAATGCTCGAATGTTAGAAGCGAGAGAAAAAGAGCGTGAGCAACTTACGAAAAAAATTCACGCCAATGAGTCTTTATTCGATGATATCGAACGGGCGTTACGTCAAAACGGAAAGGGTGGTGAATAGTTATTAGTCAAAACAGAGTAGAGGTACAACTTCTAGCGGATATATCGTCTTTAAGGAGTAGTTTGACACAAGCGACACAACTTTGGCGCAATTTTCAGCAAGCAGTAAGTCAACCGATAAATATACCGGCACCAACTATGCCGACAATACCACCGATACCTAGACCCGCACCTCCGCCACCGCCTGATATGTCAGGTTGGCAACGGACGTTTCAAAATGTAGGTAATCAAGCACAAGAAATGGGACGTAGGATACAATCAGTTGGACAAAACATGACGACGGCGTTTGCACCACTCGCTTATGCTTCCGGTAAAGCTTTCGGAAGTATGATTAAAAACTCGATGGAATTCGAGCAACAAACGAGAAAAGCGGCCGTACTTACAGGCGGTGCGTATGGACAAGTTAAGAAAGATATCTTAGAAATGGCGACTAGCTCCGTATATTCAACTGGACAAGTAGCGGCGGCGTATGCGGAACTAGGGGCGAAAGGATTTGACGCAACACAATCTACAGCCGCGTTACCAGGTGTTCTATCAGCAGCAGCAGCATCCGGTGAAGACCTAGGTATGGTAGCCGATACGATAACTTCCGCATTAAACGCATTTAGTATGGAAGCGAAGGATAGTGGGCACGTAGCGGACGTCCTTGCTCAAGCAGCAAATGCAACCGCCGCAGGTGTGTACGATATGCAATACGCATTTAAGTACGCAGCAGGTCCGGCAGCACAATTAGGTATCTCTATGGAAGAACTTGCAGCATCCGTCGGTATCATGTCTAATGCTGGTATCAAAGGTGAGACGGCCGGTACAGCGTTAAGATCGGCAATGCTCCGTTTAGTCAAACCGCCGAAAGCAGCGGCAAATATGCTGAAAGAATTAGGCGTTACTACGACTGATAGTAGCGGTAATATGAAGTCACTCTCTCAAATTATCGGTGAATTACAAAAAGGTATGAACGGAATGACAAGCGCTCAAAAAGGTGCGGCGTTAGCTACGATATTCGGTACAGAAGCTGTTTCTGGTATGATGGCGCTTGTTTCAGCAGGTCCGGAGAAAATCGATAAATTAACGCAATCTCTTATTAAATCAGACGGCGCTTCGAAAAAAGCAGCGGACTCGATGCTTGAAGGTTGGGCTGGTGCGATAGTTAAAATGCAATCGTCAATCGATGTAGCAGCTCGTGCATTTACGGATGCTTTAGCTCCAGCGATTTCAGTTGTAGCTGATAAGATTAAAACATTAGCAGACTGGTTCAATGGCTTATCACCGACAATGAGAACGGCTATCGCGACAGTGATTACAGCTGTTGCGGCATTTACTGTGTTTATGGCTGTGTTGGGACTAATTATTAGCGCTATAGGAAGCACTATAGGGGCTTTCGGAATGCTTGTGAAGTGGTTAGGCGAAAGTGCAATGATTGCAAAATTAGCAAGCGCCTCAATGGTCGCTCTACGTGCAGCATTTGCTTTTCTAACCGGACCAATTGGTGCAACTATTGCTATTATCTCTTTACTAGGAACAGCACTTGTCCAACTATACAAACACAACGAAACATTCCGTAACGCAGTAAATAGTGCTTGGGAATCGATTAAAACTACAACTATATCAGCCGTAGAATCTATGAAAGCGGCATTTGACTCATTTGGTGCGTATCTTGCAACAATCCCCGCTAAATTTACAGCGATGGGCGTTGCGATAGGTACTTTTTTTAGTTCCGTAACCGCTAAGCTAAGCGGTATCGGTCAGAGTATAAGTGGAGCTTTCGGTTCAGCTATTGAAGGATTAACCGCTAAGTTTTCGGGTATGGGAGCAGCGATTTC